GTAACGCCATACGTGCTCTTGAGAAGGAAACGGATACACGATTAAAAACTATGGAAAGAGATCTCGACTTGAAGATCAAGAAGGCTCTGAATAATCCACTCAGTGCAATTAGTAAATAGGAAATAGGTTGACATTTTTAAGGATTTAATATAGTATAGAAAAATGGAACAGGCACTAGCAACACTACTACTTAGCGCATTGTTAATTGGCGGCAATACACCACCAAGCGCATCACACCATCAAATAACTTGTTTGGCAATGAACATATATCATGAATCTAGAGGTCAATCTATTGCTGGGCATATCGCCGTGGGTCAAGTAACAATCAATAGAGTAAAAGATGATAGATTTCCAAATACAGTCTGCGAGGTTGTAATGCAGGGACCACACCGTGCATCCTGGAAGGGAACTGGTGAAATGATTCCAATTCGGAATAGGTGTCATTTTTCATGGTACTGTGATGGCAAGTCAGATAAAATTGTAGATGAGGAAGCATATCGTAACATTTACAACCTGTCTCGTATGCTCATGAATCAGAAGATGATTGACATCACATCTGGTGCTACTCACTATCATGCCTACTACGTAGCACCAGCATGGGCAAAAACCAAAAAACGAACCACTAAAATTGAAGATCACATATTTTATAAATGGGAAAAATAAATGTCTTTGAATACAAGTACCTTTTCTATGCGAATAGAAGAACTCGTTTGTGAGTTAAATATACCATATATGGATGCAATAGTTCATTATTGTGAAAATAACGAAATAGAGATTGAAACGGCTGCAAAGCTTTTAAACAGTAAAATAAAACAATCCATCGCCTCAGAGGCAAGTGACCTAAATATGATGAAAGAAAAAATTAACAAACTGCCGGTATGATTGACGAACTGTATCAAGAAGTCATATTGGACCACTCTAAGAGTCCACGCAACTTCGGTGTGCTAGATCAATACACTTGCACCGCTGAAGGAAACAATCCCATGTGTGGCGATCAGCTTACGGTATATGTTGATATCAAGGATGATATCGTATCGGATGTAAGTTTTCGTGCTCGGGGTTGTGCTATCAGTATAGCGAGTGCATCGATTATGTCAAGTATGATCAAGGGCCGGACAATTGAAGAGTTACATAAACTTTTTGATAAGTTCCATAAGTTATGTATGGGTGAAGAAATGGAAGACGATGATGACATCGAAAGACTTCGAGTGCTATCAGGTGTCAGCAAGTTTCCTACTCGAGTAAAATGCGCCACAATGAGTTGGCATGCAGTGAGGGAAGCAGTTGATAACACTGAATAAAAGAGAACTGCGTCTCCTGAAAGAATATATGGGGCATCATGGATGGAACGATCTTCTCGTATCACATCCTAATACGGATACCTTATACAATTCAAATGCGGATGCTGTTAAACGATATGGGGGATTACGTCCTAAATTTAAAATGACATCTGGTGAGATAGACAACTTTCGTAAGAAGATAGGTATATAATGTACGACGTAGCAGAAGGTTTTGATGCGTACAAAACATACTTGGCACTTAAGCGGCACTTTACTAGTGATTATGACTATTTTAAATATAACGGCAAGGTGCGTGCCGGAGTCGAGTCATTCCTCAAAAGGAATGATAAGTTCTTTTTCCGAAAATTAGCGAAGAAATATGATGACAAAGAGCTAGTTGATTTCTTTGTGAGCAACTTTATTGTAAGCGATAACTGGATTGGTAATCTCATATCACAGGAGAGTGAGGATAATTATGTTCGATTTAAGAAGCGTCGTGAATCTCTTAGCTATCATTTTGATAACGAGTTACATTGGCTTGTTGATTACTGCAGGAGTCGGGATCTGGAGCTTAATAAATTATTATTGGTAGAGGATAACAATCATCCTCTGCTATTAAAACTTTTGCTACAAAAGAAGATCAGTATTGAGACCATCATAATTATGGACAGTGTATTGAAGTTTTTAAAACACTGGGATAACAATTTAGACGACATAGTATGGGAGGAAAAGAAAAGACTTATCGTCAAATACAATAAGTTTTTAACTTACGATCCGTTTGTATATCGTAAAAAACTCAAGGAGATTATAAATGAATCTTGAAGTGGAAAGATACAAAGGTGAACTGGATAAGCTACGGGAGCGTGTAAGGGAACTCGAAAATGAAGTTAGCTATATGCAAAATGAGCTACGAACTGTTGTACCGAACTGGGAAGAAAAAACTGTAGAACAAGACAGATTTTTTTAAGAAATTTATTTACAGTGGGCATAATATATGATATAAATAACTTATTATATTATGACTATGTGGACAAGTAAACATACAATTTATACAAGGATACAAAAAATATGAGTACATCTTTTGCAGAACTTAAACGATCCCGTAAGTCAGTTTACGACAAGATCGTTTCCGAAACCAACAAATTAAATTCCGGAGGACAGCAGGGTGCCGATACTCGGTTCTGGCAACCTGAAGTCGACAAGGCTGGAAACGGCTATGCCGTTATTCGGTTCCTGCCAGCACCAAAGGGTGAAGATCTTCCCTGGGTTCGTTTGTTCTCTCACGGTTTCCAAGGACCAGGTGGCTGGTATATCGAGAACTCTCTGACGACCCTTAATGAAAAAGATCCTGTTGGCGAGTACAACTCGATGCTCTGGAATCGCGGTGATGAAGCCGGTAAGGAACAGGCACGCAAGCAGAAGCGTCGTCTGAACTACATCTCAAACATCTATGTTGTAAAGGATCCCTCTCGTCCAGAAAATGATGGCAAGGTCTTCTTGTACAAGTACGGCAAGCGGATCTTTGATAAGATCAATGACCAGATGCATCCTGAGTTTGAGGATGAGTCTCCAGTAAATCCATTTGATTTCTGGGAGGGTGCAAACTTCAAGATGAAGATTCGGAATGTTGAGGGTTATCGAAACTATGATCGTTCTGAGTTTGACAGCCCGTCTTCTATGCTTGATGATGATGATGAGCTCGAACGGGTATGGGGTACACAATACTCTCTGCAGGAGTTTGTTGATCGGAAGAACTTCAAGAGTTTTGCAGAGCTTCAGACTAAACTCAATCGAGTTCTTGGAGCCACTGCGGTGTCGTCTACGGCTGAAGAGGTCGAGGAAGATACATTCAGTGAACCTCGCGAGACTGCCGCCCCCAAGGTTGAAGAGTCAGACACACCTTGGAGCGATGACTCATCTGACGACAGCCTAGATTTCTTTAAACAACTGGCTGATGATGAGTAAAAAAGCCCATCCCTAACCCGGGCTTTTAAGGGGGATCCATTGGGTCCCCCTTTTTTTATGGCATGAATGCGCCTGCAGCTGCATTTTGTGGTCGGGCGCCAACCTTGCTTTGAGCAAGGGCATTAGTGGTTGTGGATACATTAGTGTCACCAGATTTCTGTGACTGATCTACAACATTTGTACCACCACCCTCTTTTTTGGCCGCAACATCCTTTGAGAGTTCACCAGTAGCGGCTCCTTCGCTGGCACCAGAGGGAGCTGCTTCCTTGAGTGTATCCATCTCTTTTGTCTCTACATTAAATTTTTTTATGTTTTCGGCACCTAAAAACTCACCTATACCAACACCAGCATCGGCTAATGCTCCTCCTAAGTAATCGCCGACGATCGGCACTTCGCTTGCTGTTTTAGCGAATGATTGGAAAGCAATATTAACCCTCTCGCCTATTTTTGCTAAAATTGCTTTTGGATCTAAAAAACTAAAATCCATATCTGCAAACATACTAGATAGGCTAAATCCTCCTCCACCGCCACCCGCACCATCACCACCACCAAAGAAACCTTTTATGGTATCCTTAATGCTGTTCGCTTTATCAATTATGAATTTTACAATACTAAATGCACCCTCTTCGGGTTCTAGAGAGAATAGATTTGTGGCAATTTTTAATAACCCATCGAGTGCTTGCGATATCCCGTCTCCAGCACCTTCGAGGCCGCTTTGAACAAAAGCAACAGCATTATCAAAACCATCTAGCAGAAATCTTACAATACTAAAATACCCCTCTTCCGGTTCCGTAGAAAAGAAATTTTTATAAGCTGCAACAAACTTATCAAACATTTCGTTAAAGGAAAATGAGTCTAATGTTTTCTCTAGCTCTGTGAATCCTATTTTTCCCATTAGCCACGAAAATCCACTCTTCAACAAATCAAGAGGGATGATGAGGATACCTCGAATAACTTCTACGGCACCGTTCACCATACCATCAAATACTTTCTCCAACATACCTCGAGTATCGTCTTCGCTTTTCGAAGCAAAGCCTCCAATGAATCCCTTTATGAAGTCAAAGACTGCAAAGAGAACCATTATGATCTGACCGACTATGGGTATTCCCTTTAAGAAGTTACCAGCAATTTTAAAGAACGGACCCAGTGCTGACATTATACTCCCGAATACACCAGAGATCGTTTTAAATATAGACCCGATTGGTTTCAAAAAACTGGTGATAGTTTTAAATGTAGACCCGATCGGGCTCATAAAACTTGTTAAAGATTTAAATGCTGATACTATTGGTTTCACTATGGTCCCTATAACAGCTCCTATCTTACCGAATATCGTAGTAAATTCCTTTATCGCAACGGGTGTTTTGACAGCACCGATAACTTTACCGACACGTCTAAATCCGTTCATAAAATCATCGAATGCTGTAGTGAAGGGTTTGATTGCTGTGAAGAAAGCCTTCGAGCTAAATAACGCTTTAAATGCAGTTCCTATACCCGTGAAAGCAGCTTTGACTCCATTCACGAGTGGCTTGAATAATATTTTCGCTGTAAATGCTGTGCGAATATATTTGTCAAGATCAAAAACATAAGCAAGTAGTGCGAGACCTAGAATGTTTCCAAAGCCTCCAGCATTCTTCATGATGTCTTTCCAATCCAACTTACCAGCACTAATCGCTCCAGCAGTATCCTTTACCTCTCTTTTTTCATCGGGTTCACCAATAAACTGTTCCAGTCGAGTATCTATTATGTTTAGAACGTTCAGAATATTTCTCTGAATATTAACCATATCTTTAGTGAGTGTCATTAAAGATTTAACTGTAGATGCAGAGCCGGAAGAGTCACTTCCACCCCCACTACCACCTCCCGGGAATTGTACCACAGTTGCGCCAGCCTGACCGCCTGGATTTGGATTAGGTAAAGCCATTATTGTTGTTCCAATCTCTCTTTCTCTTCCTCAAGATATTGTAATAACAAATTGACATAAATCTGTCGTTCAAATGGTATCATATTTTCAAGCTCAGTCAAAGAATACTTATGATGTTGCATCAAATTAAAATTCACATAGTATATGTTATATAGCGTATCGTGACTGAGCGCTATGTAAAAAAACTTTGTAGCCCTTCGAGTTTAATAGTTTCAGTCTCACCGCATTCCGGACACGTGAACTCTATAGTATGTTTCAATGAAGGTATTGTATTAAAAAAAGCAGTGATATTTTCAAACTGGTCCTTTGATAGTTGACCTATAAAGTCGTTCATCTCCTCTTTGGTAAAATCATTATATACATCGTTTTCGTCATAGACGAAATCAACACAGTTATATACCATCGATAGCATTTGATCAAATTCATTATCTTTTTCGTTGATCTTCGTAAACAGAGAAGCATTTGGATCTTTTAATTTTAATCCAATTCCATTACCGAGTTCTACAGTATCACTGTGATTTTCATCGTATTGAATCTCAATAGAATCAATATCGATAGATACCTTAGTTGATGCTTTGCATTTTTCGAGATATTCTTCCTTCATGTGTTTAATGTTTAAATCAATCTTTTCACCGACCGACTTGGATCTTAATTTTAAAAATAAGTACTCTAAATCATAAGATGTAAAATCATGATAGTTCACACCTGGAGTCAAAATGCAAGACTCTAGGATACCCATAGTTGCATTATAGATGTCTTTTTGCTCTCCTCCCTCGAGAGCCATATATAAAATTTTCTCTTCTTTCACCAAAAAGGGTCTAAATTTAATTGGTTCTTTTGACGAAGGAATAACAGTTTCAAACTCAGGGGTACTTAATTGTGGTAAAGCCATATTCTACTCCATTTCAATTTAAAATCTGGGAAGTCCAGCCCTATCAAGTGCTGCTCTTGATCTTCCCTTAATCTGTGCTGGAAGGTTTCGTACCGTATTTGCCGCAGACAATACATTTTCAGCTGTAAAGTTAAACGGTGGTACAGGCACGTCTTCCTCCTCAAAATATCTGTATGTCATCGTAACAGGTAATCGTACAACATCTGTTGCGGCCCAAGAATAAGAGATGTCACCGATGTTTACTGGATATGAATCAACAAGCTTGATTACTCTAGTTCTATTGCCATTCGGATCTAGTTGAAAAATTTGAAATCCTCTCTTGCAGATATACTCATCATAGAAACCTAAGTCAAAATTGGGCGTACCTGTTCTATGGTCGCCACCAATCAGATCTTGCCAAGCCAGAAAAAATTCCCTCTCAATGAGATTAGGACTGCAGATGGCTGTAAATACAACAGTGTTAGTATAGTTTGTCTTGCCGCCAACTTTGT